AATTTACTGCAGCAACAACCGCTGGCACAGGGTATCATGTAACGCTTACCATCAATGACGACCCCGTCGAAGTGGACGAAAACGGCAAAATAGAAGTTACTATTGTTGATGATACAACTGCTGTTTCCGCTTCCGTTGCTAACTAGGGGGAGTAAAATGGATAGAATAGACAAACTAAAGTCATTTAGTCCAATTAAAGCCGATCCAGAGGCTGATATTGGTTTAATAAATGAATACGCAGTAAAAGAATTAACGCCCGATGAGGTGTTTTGTTTTTCTTTAATTCTGTGTGATAACGAGGTAGACCGTGATATAGAGCGATTCACCAACGAAAGTTTAAAGGAAATGGCAGAACTTTTCTTAGGAAAAACAATGCTATTTGACCATTACTGGAGTGCTGATAAGCAAGTTGCGAGGCTATACCGTGTATTCACAGAAAAGACGAAAGATAAAAATTCAATAGGTGAAAATTTAGTTGTGCTGCGTGGAAGTGCCTATATGTTGAAAGAAGGCAACGAGGATATTATCAATGCTATTGAAGGCGGAATACTTAAAGAGGTATCTATCGGCGGAAGTTTTGCAGATGTTACCTGCTCTGTATGTGGTGAAAAGCTGTTTTATAAATGGCAGACAGGGAAATTTGCTTGCGAAAATGACCATGTAAAAGGCAAAATTTATGATGGCAAAATGTGCATCGGAGAGCTTAAAAATCCGACAGATGCCTATGAAGTTTCTTTTGTAGCTGTACCATCACAAAAAGGAGCTGGAGTAACAAAGGATCTAAAAGTTGAAACGCTTACAAAAGAAGAAAAGGCAGAATTAATTAAGCAGTTACAATTATCACTTGCCAGCGATGAAGAACTGGCGGAAAGAACAAAGATTTTAGAAAATAATAAAAAATATATTGGAGGAAACTAATATGACTTTATATGAATTAAAAGAAAAACTTGCAACACTTAACGCACAAATTAACGTTGACGCTAACTGGATAGCTGAAAAAGCAGCGGATCCGACTGTACCGATGGAAGAAATCAAAGCAAAAACTGCTCACAGAGATGAGCTGACCGAAAGAAGAGACCTTTTGCAAAAGCAACATGATGAGCTTGAAGCACAGCAAAAAGATGCTCTTAAAAACCAAATGAAGAACAGCACCGGAGACCCTGCAAAAGATACTGAAATCAAAAATAAAGCTGGATTCTATCGTGCTATAGCTTTTGGCGACAAGGAAACAGCTAAGAAAACTTATGCCGGCTTAGGTGGAATTCCTGCCGGTTCCGCAGACCTTGGGAGCGGTTCTAACTTACTTCCGAGCGTACTGTCAAATGACCTAATTGCAGAACCGTTTGAGGAAAACTCACTTAGAAGGGTTGAACAGACTTCGCAGATCGCAGGTTTGGAAGAGCCGAGAATTGCTTTTTCAATCGATGATGAAGATTTGCTTGAAGATGTGGTTGATTTTGAAACAGCGAAAGAAATAGAAACTTCTGCTGACCTTGTGACTTATGGCAGATATAAGACTAAAGTCAAAATTGAGGTAGCTGACACCGTTGTGTATGGTACGGACACCAATCTCGTAAACACCATAGAGAACGGGCTTAAATCTGCTCTTGCCAGAAAAGAAAAATTGAGAGCCTTTGCAAAGAGCGCCGACGACGCTCATAAGCACATGAGCTTTTACATGAACGGTATTAAGGGTATAACCGGGACCACAATAGTTGCTGCTATCATGGCTGCTCTGGGAGACCTTCCTGATATATTCAGGGCAAATGCTAAAGTTGTAATGAGAAGCGCAGACTGGTATACATACATCCAGACGCTTGCCAACAGCTCTGACACGCTCTTTACCGCAAAGCCGCAGGATGTCCTGGGAGTACCGGTTGAGTTTAACGACCAGGCGAGCATTCCGATAGTTGGTGACTTCAACTACGCAAAACAGAACTATGAGCCAGTTGCAGTGCTTGACAGCGACAAAGATGTTGACAAGGGCGTGTATAAATATGTCCTGACGGCTTGGGGCGACCATCAGATTAAGTTAAAGAGCGCTTTCAGACTTGCAAACACAGCCCTTGCGGTAATCGGCGGTGTGGCAACGAAGTCAACTGATGCCATAAGTGCAGTAGGAACCTTCAACGGCGAAGCTCCGACCAGCGGAATCACCTATCTGTGGCAGAAACTTGTAACCACTACTTGGACTGACTTGACTAATGCTTACACCGGATACAACGGAGCAACTTTGACCGTTGATGATGACGGAGCGGACGCCGGTAAATCCTTCCGCTGCAAGATTACATACAGCGGCGCATCAGCTTACACCAATGTTATAACAATCCCGGCAGCATAAGGAGGCTTCATTATGGCAGTAACGGCAAACGACCTAAAAGAATATTTAAGATTACCAAAAGATAGTATAACAGTCGTGGGCGAAGCAACTATTGACCGTGCTGCCTTTATAACGGCTGTTAAAAATAGTGGATTGTATTTGTTTACTAAAGTTGAAACAGGGTGGCTCCTCGATGGAGCCACCGTTACTTTAACTAATTACGGAATAACACCGGGTGAAGATGAAACGGAAATTTCCGTTGATTGTTTTACTATAAATGTTGACAATTATCTTGCTGCAGCTAAATCCAAAGCAATCTCTGCCGGCGTTCCGGTATTTGAAAATAATGCACAATATGACCTGTTTATTTTGGCATTAGCGGCTATGTACTACGACAACAGAGGAATGGCTTTTGACGGGCAAGACAAAGGCGAACAGGCGGCACGAAATATTATAAACAGTTTTGTAAACGAACTGCGGTATGCCAAGGAGGATGAATCATGAACCCTGGCAATTTTAGAACACGAATAATGGTGCAAAAAAAATCTATAACATATAACAGTTATAATGAACCCGTTGAGTCATGGAAAGATGCCTTTGAATTGTGGGCGGATATTATCAATACCGGTGGCGGTGAATTTTACGCAGCACAGAAATTAAACGCATCCACAACGGCAGTATTTAGGACAAGGTATGCGGTAGACATTAAAACAACCGACAGGATAAAGTATGGTGATAGGATTTTTGAGATTTTATTTATCAATGATGTATCAGAAAAACATATAGAATTATTGATTAGTGCAAAAGAGGTGGTCTAATGGAAATAGAAGAAGCATTGGTTGCATACCTAAAAACTAAAAACATTACAAAGATATATCCTGACGAGATACCACAGAATGTAACCTTGCCTGCTGCGACATATATAAAAATATCCGATATTAAAGACCACTACTTAACAGGCATTTGCGAATTAGAAAGACCAATGTTTCAATTTACCGCATACGCATTTACGAAAAGCGCGGCACGAACATTGGCGAAATCAATTAAGACTGCTTTAAATGACTATCAAGGAACACTAAGCGGTATTGAAATTCAAAAGATAGAACTACAAAACGAATTATCGAATCTGGAAACAAGTCCAGACGGAACAACAAAAGTATTTACGGAAGATTTAGAATTTGAAATTAACTTTATAAAGGAGTGAAAACATGGCTAAAACACACGCATTTGGTACTACGTTTACTTGGGATAGTGAAGTTGTAGCGGCTTTAAATTCCATTGGCGGAATTGAAATTAGTGTTGATACTGTAGACGTAACCACGCATGATAGCGTAGACGCATATAAAGAATATATAGCTGGGTTATTGGATGCTGGCGAAGTAGCATTAGAAGGTTTCTTTGACTATGCAGATTCTAATGGTCAAGTTGCTATGGTTGCAGACTGTGCTGCAAGAGCAGTAAAAGCAGCGGTTATAACTTTCCCGGCATCAACAGGAACAACATGGAGTTTTAACGGTTTAATAACAGCTATAAAAATAGGTGATGCTCCAACAGATGATGGAATCCCATTTAGTGCCACAGTCAAAGTTACAGGCAAACCCACATTTGCAGTTGCAACTGCAACAGGATTGACTGATTTGGCAATGACAGGAGCTACATTAATTCCTGCTTTTGATGCAGGGGTTAAGGATTATGTAGCGACAGCAGCGGCATTGACAGAAACAGTAACAGTAACACCAACGGCAGCTGGAGTTATTAAAGTAAATGGGAATACTGTAGCAACAGGAGAGGCATCAGGCAACATTACTTTAGGTGATGCAGGAACCATAACAGTTATTACTATTGAGGTAGCAGAAACAAATAAAGCGGCTAAGAAATACACAATATCAGTCGCAAGGGCAGCATCATAGGCAGGGTAATTCCTGCCTTTTTTTAAAATAAGGAGGATATATGCGACAATTAACTACAAATGATGTATTTAAAATGAGTAGAATTTTAAAGAAAATAAACATAAATTTAGACAGTAATGGAACTGATGAAGAAGTTGGAATAAAACTATTAATGCAAATAGCTGAAAATGCTTATTTGGCACAAAATGAAATAAATGAATTTTTAGGCAGTCTAAATGGAATGACAGGCGAAGAATTTGGGAACTTGCCTATAAAAGAAAGCCTGGCAGTAATGAATGAATTTAAAAAACTTGATGGTATAGTTGATTTTTTCTCATTAGTAGGTCAGTCAACGAAATAGAGGTTATTGACCTACTTTTAAGCAGATATAGCAATATTAATTATATTTTACAGCAAGATTTTATTTATGGATTAGAACTAATAGCTAAATGCTACGAACAGGCAAATGAAAAGAATTTGTGGGAAATGTGGTTAGCCGTTTACCCATATATGACAAAAGAAGATTTTATGACATTTGCGGAGTTTAAAGAAAAAGCAATGAAAACAGCAAAACCGAAAAAACAAACAGATGAGGAAATGCTTGCAATGGCTAAATTATTAAATGCAGCTTTTGGTGGAAAGGTGGTTGAGAAATGAGCGATGTAGATATAGAAGGATTAGAAGAACTGATTAAATCATTTGCTAAACTTGGAGAAGATGCTTTTGACACATTAAAACCATACTCAACTCAGGCGGCGGAAGTTGTTTTAAACAGGGCAAGAAGTAAAATCCATGACAGGACAGGGGATTTAGTAAGAAGTTTAAAAGTAACGAAACCATCTAAAAAGAACACGCAAAGCGGATTGATAGTCGCAAAAGTTGGATTTGGCAAAGGTGGAGCTTACGGAGTGCCTTTAGAATTAGGTCATAGATTATGGTACTTTGGGAAAAAGACAAATAGAGATGTAGAGGCAAGACCATTTCTAAGACCAGCAGCTGACGAAAGCAAAGAAGAAACAACAAATATAATAACAGACGGAATGAATAAAATCCTCGATGAATGGGGTGAGAAATAAATGAGTAGTGTAATAAGAAGTTTGGTTGTAAAAGTTGGTGCTGACACAAAGCAATTCCAATCGGAAATGAAAAATATTTCTAAGGATTTAGGCAAAGCAGGGAAAAATATATCTCAAGCCGGTAAAAACATGACTTTGGGTGTAACACTACCGGCAGCAGCAGCAGGAGCAGCGGCATTTAAAATGGCGGCAGATATGGAAGATGCCATGGGTGCGGCAGACCAGATATTTGGGAAATCTGCTGAAAACATGAAAGGCTGGGCGAAAGGATTAGAAAGTTACTACGGAATAGCATCAGGCGAAGCTGTGGAATATGGAAACATGATGGGTTCCATGCTACAAAATATAGGCGGATTGACGGAAGATGAAGCGGCAACTCAGGCGCAGACATTGATTAAATTAGCGGGCGATTTGACGGCTATGTATGGCGGAACAACTCAAGATGCAGTCCACGCATTGACGGGAGCATTAAAGGGCAACAACACCATGTTAGACAATTATGGAATGGCTGTCAATGATTCTATGATTAAAACTAAAGCACTTGAAATGGGTTTATATGACGGCACAGGTCAAATGGATTTAGCAACTAAGCAAGCGGCAACTTTAGCATTAATTATGGAGCAATCTGGAGCGGCACAAGGACAAGCGGCGAGAGAAGCCGAAGGTGCATCGGGTTCCATGCGAGCATTAATGACAGAAGTCAAGAATCTTGGCACATCAATCGGAACAGTATTGTTACCGATAGTTACTCCTTTAATTGCTAAAATAAAAGAAATGGTTGAGAAGTTTGGAGCATTAGATGAAGGCACAAAAGAGAATATTGTCAGATTTGTTGCATTAGCGGCGGTGGTAGGTCCTATAACATCAGGCATTGGCGGATTAGTATCAGGAGTTGGAAGTGCAGTTGGTATGTTTGGGAAATTTTCTAAAGCAATATCGGGCGGCAGCTCTGTTTTAAGTGCAATGGGTGGATTGATAGGTCCAGGTGGAATAGTAATGTTAGCAGTAGCGGCATTTGCGGCGGCGGCATATCTAATAATAACAAATTGGGATGAAATATCAGGTTTTTTTAAAGGATTATGGGATGGAATTTTAAATGTATTTAATGGGTTCAAAGAAAAGTTTATAGGCGGTTGGACAAAGATAACTGATACTGTTAAAGGTGCGATTAGCAAAGTTAAAGATTTTTTTGGCATGGATTCGCCTGAAGCTGCACCAGCATATAAAAAAGCAAATAACACATATACAAGAGGTTATGTAGAACATTATGCAAAAGGTACTAATTATGTTCCTGCTGACGGATTTGCATATCTACACAAAGGCGAGGCGGTTGTTCCTGCTAAATACAATAATAGCAATGGCAGAACAGTTAATCACACCGGCACTATAACTGTTAGAGGTGTGAATAACAGAGATGAATTAATTGCGGTTATCGAACAAAATATAACAAATAACATTGTAAGCGGTAATAGACGATTGCCTAATCGTACATCATTAATACCAATATAAGGAGGCGGTTATATGAGTTTTACATGGGGTTCAACAACATTAAAAGTAGTGCCAGACACATATAATCCGTTTCACTGCGAGAATGGATTGGTAGAAATAGAAATATTGCCAGATGGAACAACTAACCCTGCAAGTGTTATACAGCAAGCAGGCAGGGGCCGTTATAGAGTATCTTTTAACGGATTTACAACTACATACAATGATTATAAATCCTTAAGGGATGATTATATCGCATTAACTGAAAGAACATTTTCGGACGGCAACGAGAGCCTGACAATGATTATCAGCGAGTTATCTCCTGCTACTCTAATATTTGGCGACAAGTGGGAATACACTATAACCCTGTTGGAGGTGTAGCATGAGAGAAATTCCTATAGAAGTTGCCGCACTTCTTAAAAGCCGAAGTATGATAGGAACTAATAAGCCTACGCATGAAGTAACAGTTGATGGTTTAAGTGGCAGTTATGATTTACCTGAAACATGGGTATGGTTCATTCAAGGAATAGAAGCAGTAAAAAAAAATATATCTAATTGGATTGCTACCAATGACGGTAAATATATGTGTTGTTGGTTTGATAGCGCAACTAAGCAATTGCAAACAGGATTTAGTTCCGATGCTGACTTTTTAAATACAAACTATGCGATAGAAAATGTAGTTACAACAAGTACAGTTACAGTTGCGACTGTATACGAAAATCAGTGTTCCCTTTTTAAAAGAAATGATGGAAAGGTACTTTTGATGGTAGTTGATGTTGGAGCATCAGCATCGGCGAAATGTTATATTTCGAATACAGGAAATGGCAACGACTGGGTTTTATATTCTACCGTTTATACCACAGCCGATGGCAGTAAGAGTATACTTGGAATATATGCCAGTATTCCTGTTGTGACTTCCACGGGTAGAATCGTGTATAGTTTGCATTGCGGAAAGTATCAAAGCGGATATATATTTTCGGTAGCAAGTGTAGCCTATTCCGATGACAACGGTTTAACATGGACTATAAAATATTTAAGTAACATTAGCGGAACTGAAGCAGTAGGGCAAATTTGCATATTGGCTGACAACACTATGTTTTTTAGTTATATTTATGGTGGAGGAAAAACGTTTGTATACAAATCAACAGACAATGGTTCAAATTGGACGGAAGTGGTTGCTTTTAGTTCTAATTTTTCTGATGCTTTAAGATATGAGGTATATGGACTATCGTTTTATTATGATGATTTAACAAATTCAGTTTATGCTATTTGTCAAGGAACTTACAATGGTTGCGGTATCTATGTTTTAGAAAATGCAAATTCGACAGATTTTATAAACGCAAGCAAATGGAAATTTATATATAATATAAATGAAAATAACAATATTTGTGGTCGAATTTATATTATTAATAATGCGTTAGTTTTTAATAATACTTCTGCGGACAGCATACTTGGTCTTAAAGCAAAAAGTGTAAGTTTGCCAATTAAATCAATATCGATAAGTAGAAATAAAAATATGGCAGGAAGTTTAAATTTAGCCGTTGACAATAAAAATGGTGAGTGGTCACCAGATAATACGGAAAATCAAAATGTTTTATTTCCAAATACAGAAATTGTTGTTAAGCAAGGTTATGGTGAGGAATTAACTAACACATTTACAGGCATGATTGATAGGATTGAAATGTCAACATTTCCGCAAGAATTAAAATTATCAGTTAGAGATAAATTAAAATTAGCATTAGACCAAACAATTGCTCCACAGGTCATAACTTATACATCTCAAACAGTTGAGGATATCTTTGCAGACTTAGCAGGCAAGGCAGGAATGACAGCAGGAACAATCGAAACAACAGGTTTGACACTTGCAGAAAAAACTTTCTCATGGGAAACTTATGCGGATTGTTTTTCATGGCTTGCCGATTTAGTAGGATTTGAATTTGGTTGCGATGAGGATGGAAAAGTATATTTCAAAAAGGATGCAATTCCACAGGCTACAGATTGGATATTGACATTTACAGATGGAACAGCTCAGGCATATTTCCCAATAGTAGAAAATTCGGATGTTTTAAAATCAAGCGATGGCGAGACAACATACGTTAAGGATACTGACTACACAATAGATTATGATACAGGCGAATTGACATCAATAACTATCGCTGATGGGGAAACAAAACTAACTTATGTTTTTGCTGTTTATAGTTTTAAAGAGGGCGAAGATATCATATCGCTTGGCTACACGATAGACGATAATGACATTTACAGCAAGGTTATCGTATACGGCAAAGATAGTAATGACGAGGTTATAAGTGCATATAAGGATTATGTTTCTAAAGATTATTATAATGTTTTGTCTCAGAAAATAATGAAAATTGATGTTAGTGAGGCGAGCACAGTCGAGCAGTTGCAGGCAATAGCTGACAGGGCTGAAATGCTAATGCGGTCAAGGGTTAGAACTGTAAGATTTGCGGCGGTGGCAGTGCCGTGGTTGCAAGTAGGGGATTTAATACAAGTTGTAGAAAGTAGTACAACAATTAGTGAGTTATACAGGGTGACTGATTTATCGACTAATATGGACAGCGATGGATATACAATGCAAATTACTTGTTATCATCATAGTGCGTGAGGTGATTAAATGAATTTATCGAAAGAGTTAAAAAAGAAAAGGGATGCGGAAGATAGATTAAGAAATAGCAGTCCGCAAGTTGTTTTTGTTGACAGTGGAACAACACAGACATTTGACAATTATGCCACTAAAGCCGACCTTGCAGGTAAAGCTGATGCCGACCATACGCATGAAATTACAGAATTGACAGATGTGTCGATTACTTACACGGATAATGCTGGAAAATTTCTAAAGGTTAATTCAACAGAAGATGGTATAGATTTAGGGGAAGTTAGCGGCGGTGCATCGGCATTTACGGATTTGACCGATGCACCGTCTGCTTACACTGACATGGCAGGCAAGGTTGTAAAAGTTAATTCGACAGAAAACGGGTTAGAATTTGGTGATGAAAGTGCTTATAGTTTACCGCAGGCTTCTGCAGATACTTTGGGCGGCATTAAAGCGGCAGCTAAAACAACTGAAACAGCAGAAGTAAAAATTGACACCGCAACAGGGAAATTATATGCTCCTGCTCCTGATGAAGCAACTAATGGAATTCCTGCAGGTGGAACGGCGGGGCAGATATTAAGCAAAATTGATGGGACGGATTATAATGCTCAATGGGTTGTTCCAGACGCAAAAAAAATACTATCTAAGTCTGTAGCCGTATCTTCTTTTACGGGTAAAGACGGCTATGTGTTAGCATATGATGAAACAGCAGGAGAATTTTATTTAAAAAAAGGTGATGTAAATCCAATAGATAAACCTCCTACAAGTCCTTCTGCATGGGATGATGAATTTAATGGTGCAAGTCTTAATTCTAAATGGACAAGGCTAAGAAGCTCTAATGGAAATATAAATTTAAACAATGGTTTGATATCACTTTCTTATACAAGTAGCGGTACGGACAATGGCACAGCAATCGTTAAAGCTCCTCCATCGGGGGATTTTATTTTAACTACTAGCTTAAAAGAGCATCTTGGTATAAAAAATTATTCCTGTGCAGGAATAATTTTGAGTGAATCTTTGACCGACGATACTCAACTTTATATGTTCGGTATTGGATATGACTCTGCTCCAAAAATAAGAATTACTAGACTGAATAATCTTGGTTCTTGGAAGAGTAATCCTCTTGGAAATACATTTGGTTTACCATATGGTTATCTTAGAATAAGTAGGGTTGGAACTACGTTAAATTTTTACTATTCTTTAAACGGTTCGTTGTTTAAACAAATACACAGCATGACTTCAGCATTTACTATTGGAGGAATAGGATTGCTCGTTCAATGTTCTGTCGCTGGAACAATTGCCGATGGCGTATTTGATTGGTTTAGGGTAGTTGAAATTTAAACGTTTTTAGAGGGCAAGAAAATTTAAACTACGAAGAAATGGACAAAGATATTGCGGAAATGGAAAGAGTTGCAGGTGAATTAAGAAAAGAAGCAGGATTATAATTTAGAGGACGAAAGTCCTCTTTTTTAATTGAGGTGAGATATGGATTACAACACATTGTTTAATTTTGTCGGGGTAGCAATCGGCACTTTTGGCGGGATTTTAATGTCGAACAAACTAACGAATTACAGAATAGAACAACTCGAAAAAAAGGTAGACAAACATAATACCGTCATTGAAAGGACCTGCCTTTTGGAAGAACAAATGAAAGTTGCGAACCACAGGATAAAGGATTTAGAAGAAAAGGAGATATAACATGGATATTGAATTAATAAAAAACTTTATTAAACCGGAGCTTTTAATATTAATTCCGGTGCTGTACTTTATTGGTGTAGCAATTAAAAATACAACATTGATTAAGGACAAATTTATACCTTTAATTTTAGGGTTGATAGGAATTGTCTTATCGTCATTATGGATTTTAGCAACAGAAGGCACAGAAAATATTTATATGGCTATATTTGTGGCAATAACACAAGGATTTCTTTGTGCGGGAGCAAGTGTATATGTTAATCAATTAATAAAGCAGTCGAAGAAAGCAGAGTAATTTTATGATTAAATTAGAGTACAGACCTTTAAGAGACTCTCTTGTTATTAGTAGTAAATACGGCATCAGAGAGTACGGCGGTCTTGAATTTCATCCAGGAATTGACTATAAAGCTCCGCTCGGTACTCCTATTTATGCAGTAGATAATGGCAAGGTTACTGTAAGTAAAAATGATGCAGGGGGCTACGGTTTGTATGTTATTATCGAACATAGCAATTACTGCACCCTGTATGCTCACATGAAATCCCTTGAGGTTAAAGTAGGACAATCGATAAAAGCAGGACAAATAATCGGTCATATTGGATTGACAGGCATGACAACCGGCCCGCACTTGCATTTTGAAATAAGGGACTGTCCTTATTCTGATAAGAATTTCTGGCTTAAAAGCTATTTGAAAAGTAGGCATGTTATGTGCATAGACCCAGAAAAATTAGTTGCCGCAGCTGCTAAGGTTCCTGAAACAAATGTCAAGTATTCTAAAACAACAAATGGAACTTATCAATTATGCGGCGATGTTAAGGATTTAAATGTTAAAATTGTTAATCAGAAAAACCAAACAATCGAAGAACCGTACTGCGTAAATGGTACTTTTTTTTGGTGGAAAGATACTGCAAAGACTAAGACATATCCGACATCAATATTATATGTTGCTGGCAAGGTATATCAAGCATCCGCCAATCATTTACCTTATCCGCAGTCAGCATTTATTGTAAATAAAGATAATGCAGTTGAAATGAAACGTATTAAAAATATATCTGAGTTAGATTTGGACAAGGTTAAAATAGCAATAGGCGGAATAGGGTTAAGAAATACTTTAGATAGTAATTTTGCATATAATCCTGCAGCTGAAGGTTTCAAGGATATATTTGAAGATGTTTTAAGAAAAACTAATAAAACTGTTATAGGATACAATAAAGCAGAAAATAAAATTTATTTAATGGTTAGACCTAATATCTACCATAAACACAGCTTTTTATATGACCTGCAAAAATTGGTTAGAGACTGCGAATATGACATAGCTTTATCAGTTGATGGCGGAGGAAGTACTTTTATGAATAATGCTGATGAGATGGTTGTGTTTGGAGATAACCGCAGAATTAATAATATTATAGGATTTAATTTATAAACCGGACATGACGTGTCCGGTCTTTTTTTTATGCCTAAAAACAACGTCACAGATTGCGATTTAACGCACGAAAAAAGGGGTTTAATACCTTTATACCTATTGAAATTTCAATAAAAAAGGCATTTTTATAAAAGTTTAATTGTTACAATTGTTTAATAAATTATTTTAATATTTGGGGTTGACATTACTCTTGTATCGTAGTATAATAAGGTATAAAGAAAAACAAGGAGGAAACAAAATGAAAACTTACAAATTTAACACAGAAAGCGGAAAAGAAATAACATTAGAAATCAGTTACACAATAGAAAAAGTTAGTTTTAACAGGGATTTAGACGGATACGATTATAAAGAAGAAGAAGTTGTAGAAAATGGCGAAATCAAAATATACGTTGAAGGAAAAGAATTTGGAACTATAAAAGATTTATACTTGCCAGAAGGAAAGAACTTTAGAGTTGGAAACGCTATAATAAAATTAACAGACGACCAAAGAGCAGAGATAAACGCAATAATCGCAGAATTAAAAGAAGCTGCTAAAATTGAAGAAGAAGTTGAAGAAGCTGAAATCGAAGAAGCAAAAGCAACAGTTGAAAAGGCTGAAAGTCAAAAAACAATTCCAACATACGAAGAAGCAAGAAGAATAGAAAAAGAACACAATAAAACCTACAACGAAAGCGGCGAAGGGTACGTACCGCACATGGTAGACAAAGATGAATACAATCGGGCATTAAAAGTATTAAGTAGATAAAAAAAATAAGGTTTGCGGTCAACCTTAAAACCGCTAATAATAGGAGGTTTTGAAATGAAAGAATATTTAGTAGAATGGAAAAAATATAATAAAAAATCTACCACATATGACACAGGAAAATTCCAAGAATCAGTTGAAGCTGAAAATGAATTAGAAGCAATAGAATTAATTAAACAATATATATTTGATAACACAGATAAACAGGAATATCCTGAAATTGAAATAACCGAAAACGGAGTTGAATTTGAAGAATTTGAATACTGTAATTTTACAGCAACATTGATTATAGGTAGCGGACTAATTAGTTTAGCAGAATATGCAAAACTGCACGGAGTAACACCAGATACAGTAAGGCAAAGAGCAAATAGAGGAGTTTTTAAAACAGCAAGGAAAATCGGCAGGAACTGGGTTATTGATAAAAACGAGCCATATATTGATAACAG